CCGTCTATAATTGATTTAGCTGTATTGTTAAGAGCTGCTTGTCCCTGCTCCATACCCCTAGCAACTCCGGCAGTCATATCTTTGCCGACACCTTCAAAATCTACTTGTTCTGTACGTAACCCGGCAGCTTTGCGAGTAGAATCTATTTTATCCCGAACAGCATCTTCCATAGAAGTATCATAAAGAATCCGTTCTGCCATGATCTGAACCATTTCAGCCCCGCTATTTACGGTTTCAGGCAGACCAAGCTCTTGCTTCATAGCTCTAATAGCTGTTTGAGCTCCGCTTTCTAAAACTTCGTTAAGTTTTTGTATTTCTTCGTCTGATGCGCTAACTAACGCAGCTACTTTTTGAGAAGCCTCAGGTCCAGCTGATTCTAAGTCTTTTAGAAATGTAGGATCAAGACCGCGTTCTTCTAGAGTACTGAGATTATCAAGCCATTTATTAGTTACTTCAATATTAGTTGCTATAGTCTTGAGCATTTCATCGCGTATGGTTTGCTCAGACTTTTGTTTACCTTTTTTTGTTTTTTCTTCAGCTACTTGTATCTCACTAAGAGAACTGACAATCTTCTTGTAGTAGTTATCATACGATTTCATGATAACTTTATGAGCTTCTGTATAAGCTTTTTCTACTTCTTTAGCTGCGGCTTTAGCTACTCGTTCTGCTTCTTTAGCTGCTTCTTCTTCTGCTTTCTGCCTCTCCAAAGCTTCTTCGGCTGCTAGTCTATCAGCTTCTGCTTGTATAGCCGCTGCTTCTTCTGCTGCTTCTGCCGCTAACCGTCGCGCTTCAGCAGAAGCTTCTACCGCTTCTGTTTGAGTTTGTACTATTAAAGCGTTTTGCTCCATCAAGGGAACTAACGCTTTTTGTTGGTCGTAATTTGCTTCTAAAGCTTTAAAATGTTCGGTTTCAACTCTATTTAACTCACCAAGCGATTGTTGCAAGGCAGTAACATCGTCTTTACGCGCTCTATTGCCTAACTTATATTGTTCAGCTAATTTCTGTTCTATCTCAAATCTAGCGTCTTGAACTTTTGTAAGCGATTCTGATAACTCAATAGCTTCTTGTTTCAATCTGTTAGATTCTGCTATTTGAGCATCTAACATAGTTTGCGATTCAGCAGCCGCCACATAAGCTAGCATTTCATCAGTAGTCAAATTTAAAGATTTTGATTGCTTATCAAATGCTAAAGAAAGCTCTGGAACTGTTCGATTTAATTCAGCTATCTTGATTTGTAGCATAGCTACTTCGCTAGCGGACAAATTCCCCGCTTGCGCCATAGCTATAATATCATTCGCCAAATCACGAGTTAAAGAGCTGGAGACAGTTATTTCTTTAATAGTCGCTATATACGCCGCCGCACTTTCAGTCGCAGCGTCAGTCAATTTTCGTTGACTTTCTATTAAGTTATTAGTATCAGCTACTAATTGTTTAGTTGCCTCGCTTTGCTTGTTCATATTCCAAACAAGAAAAGCTATTCCGGCAGCTAGGGCAGCTATAGCTGCAATTACCAAACCTATTGGATTTGAAATCAAAGCGGTATTGAATAACAATTGAGCAGCTGTTGCAGTACTTATCTGCCCGGAAATTAAAGTCATTATTACCCCGTAAGCTTGACTAGCAAAAGTAGCAATACCGAGCGCAATAGATTTGGCTTTTAAAGCAACTTCATACAACCATATTCCTACTGTCGCACCTTTAGTTGTAGCTTCTGCTATAGCTGTTACTGCACTGTAAGCAGCCATAGCTGCTGTAATACCGCTAATAACATTTTGAACAAACACAACTGTTTGAAAAGCAATAAATCCAGCAACTATAGCTACAAGTACAGCATACGCCTGATCGCCTACTGGAGTAAACTCAGCTATGGCTACTGTTATCGCTGCTATAGCTGCTAGCGCTATTGTTACCGGATTTGTTAAAAGCGTAAATGCGCTTGATAACAGTTTAACTCCTGTACTAGCCTCTACCCCTGAAACTCCCATTATAGACATGGCCTTAGCTACAGAACCAGCTACACCTATGATAGAACCCAACGATGAAATTAAAGTTCCAAACACAACCAATACAGGCCCAACTACAGCCGCTATACCGGCTATTGTTATAATAGTTTGTTTAGTAGAAGCGTCCATCGCTTGAAATTTTGATACTAGGTCACTGGCTCCGTTAATCAAACTTTGTATTTTAGGCAATAAAATCTCAAATAATTGAATACCTAGTTCATTTAAACTATTTTTGAACATGGATATTTGAGATTCTGTAGTTTTATACCGTTCTTGAGCTTCGTGAGTCAAAGCAACATTAGCTTTCCAAGCTTCTGAGCTTTGTCTTACTGCATCTGAAAACAACTCATTAGCGTTGGCTGCTCTCAACAAGGAGTCTCGTAAACGTACTTCAATTATGCCCATTTCTTGCAACATCATGATAGCTGATTCACCGGCTCCGTCTGCCGCAGCCAATCCTTGTATAAAAGCTTCTAACGCAGAAATAGCATCTTTTCCAAAAGCTATCCGAAATTCATCGCCAGTCATTCCAGCAATTTCGCCAAAATTTCTAAGATCAACCCCAGACTTTACCAAATTAGCTAATTCTGTTCTTGTCATGCTCATTGAATCAGCTAATTCTATAAAGTCCTTGTTAGCATTAACCATCATCAACTCAAGATCGCGTAAAGTAAGCCCGGTTACATTTAGTATAGAATTAAGTTCTGAGTTGGTAGCAGTAGCAGCTTGCATTCTAACCATAACTCTGCTGATGGCAGTACCGCCCATTTGAGCCTCAATACCGACACTAGCTAGCGCAGCAGCTAAACCAAGAATCTCTGCTTCAGACAAGCCTATTTGAGAACCCGCCCCAGCTAACCGCAAACTCATCTCAACTATTTGAGATTCTGTAGCGGCAAAATTATTGCCTAATTGAACAATAGAGGAACCAAGACGATCAAAATCACCTTGGCTCATTTGAGTTATATTAGCGAATCGAGCCAACCCCATAGCCGCGTCTTGAGCAGACATATTGGTAGCAACACCAATGTCTATCATCGTGCGAGAAAACTCCATCAAATACGGAGTTTGTATCGCTAATTGACCGGCAGCTTCCATGACTCCAGCTATTTCAACAGCAGAAGCAGGCAACTCTTGAGTCATTTGTCTAATGCTATCTGATAATACTTCAAACTCAGCTTCTGTGGCGTTAACAGTTTTTCGTACACCGGCAAAAGCTGACTCAAAATCAATACCTGCTTTAATAGCCGCCGTTCCAACAGCTACGATAGGGGTAGTAACAGTCAGCGATAATTTTTTACCAACATCACTGACACTTTCCCCTATGTCTTTTAACTCTTTTGATGTCTTTTCTAGGCTTTTAGCCGCGTCAGACATTTCAGTTCTAAATCTTACCCAATTACTAGTAGCAATCTCTAGTTGTTCTTTTTGTTTAGCTAAAGCTACGTTACTTTTCTCAAGTTCTGTTTCTAGGGTATCTACTGCCTTACCTTGTCTGGTATATTCTGCTTCTGCCGCCTTTAGTTCTCCGGCTGTGTTCTTTACTTCTTGCGCTACGCCTTTTTGTTCTTCTCTAAGGGTGTTGTATTCTGCTGTAAGATAACCAACCGCTAGCTTGTTTTCATGAACTGTTTGTCTAGATTCTTCATAGGCTGCCTTAGTTTTTCGTGTTTCTAGTTCGTTCTTACCTATTGAATCTCTCAACTCTTCATAACGAGCTTTAAGCTCTGCTGTTGTAACTTTGTTGTCGTCTAGAATCCTCTTTTGAGCATCCATAGTTGCTCTATTATCAGCTATCTTTTCGTTTAATTTAGCCAGGGCTTCCGCCGCATTGTTGTAATTGTTTTTAGCAGTTTCCACAGCGGAAGCCGCAGCCGCCATGTTTTGTTTCGCAGCCTCCACAGCAGTATTCAATCTGGTTTGTTTCTCTTCAAGTTTTTCTATGACATCAAGATTAGCTTTAATAGCGTCCGCAAGCTTATCAAAACCTGTTTTAGCTTCTGACTGCATTTTATTAATCTGTTTAACAAAATCTTCAGTCTTCATAGAAATGTCTATATGTATACTACCGTCGGCCACGCTTTTTCACCTCCGTTTCTATTTAAAATTAGCTTGACATCTTTCTGATCAAATTTCGCTTTTAAGTGAGTGGATCACGCTTTTATATTCCCTCTTGTATACGCTCGATATTTTTATGCGCTAAAAAGGACTGCTGCGAATTCTTTATCTTTCTGTTCTTGAGGTCTGTTGTCTGGTAAAGCGTACAAACGCTTCATTTTTCTGTAATAAGCTTTTTCCGATTTTGACATATCGTTAGTTATTTTTACTGTTCTAAACTGCATAGCTTTCACAAACAAACAGTCATCAGTCAATCCTTCCAGTAAAGACTTAAACGTAAACCAATGCAACTCAGCTATATTGTCTATACTATATTGTTGTATAAACGCTGAATATATCATACTTGCATCGTACTTAAATGAAAAAATTCTTCGCTGTATCTCTAACTTGCCTATTTTTCGAGTAGCCTGTATTGTTGGTACATGCGAATAAAAATCAATCAACCGTTCCATAGCTTCAGGCAAATTCGATGGAATAGACGGATAAAACAGTTCAATTTGTTTAAACGCTACTTCTGCTTGTATTTTCTCATCAGTCGAAGCAGATGGATTGTCCTCTATCAACAAGGAGATTTTAATCATGGTATCCGCTTGATAGTTAATAGGGTAAATCAATCCATCTACCTCAACAGTTACCGGCAATTCATCTATGAGGATATTAAACATTAAGGAGTAGCCGGCACAAACGTAGCAGTTAAACCGTCTGGGGCCACTTCAGCTCTGCCCCAAGTAGGCGTACCTTTTACACGAAGATTACCGCTATATGTATATGCGTCCATACTATCGCCCTCGGTATCTGCTATAAGAGCGTACGGACGTAATACTGCATTGTCTTCTGTCAAATTATCTTTAGTCGTATCTACTATAAGTATTTGAACAACCGCTGCTGTTCCCACAACTTCATTGTCGATCAACTCAGACAAAAAGTCATGAACTTCGTTGCCTATGTATCGGTCATAACCGAACGCTATTGACGGCGAATAACCCGTAACGTCTGTTTGTTCTTGTGCCTCATCTACATATTGTCGAGAATACTCGCTTGGATTTTTACTGACCGAAAATGCTGTAAAACCCTGCATACGTGTATAAGTAATAGTTGAACTTGGTCCAGGAACACCCAGAAAGGGCAACATATCACTTCTTATCTTTAATACTCCTTCTAACTCAGCCATCTACAGCTCCTTTCTATACAGAGTACAACACTCTGCATTGTATTTGGTAAGATGCTTTATCTTCGCCTTGGGCTACATCAAAAAAATAGCCCTCTGTTAACGTCTCAACTTTAATCCAATCTTTAATGTCTGGTTTATTAGTAGTTACCCACTCAGCAAAACGCTCATAAAAAGCTATGTTGCTGATGTTTTGTACTATGTCTGGACCGCCATATATCTTCGCGCTGCGAAAAACAAATGTGAGTTGCTTTACTCCACCGCCGTCCACATACTTTCGAACAAAAGGCTGCGTAGGTATGATGTTGATGGTATAGACTGATGGATTCTCTGATAAATGATCAACATACACAGTTGGTACTATTTGCTCTTTCGGTATCTCTAAAAAAGGACACGTCATCAAAAACGTACGTAATTCATCTATCTTAGCCACTTCCACCGCCCCTGTCTACATAGTTTTGTAAATTAGCCAAAAACGTATCAGAATGATCGGCCCAAGCTCTTTTATCCCAGTACGCTCCTCGTTGAGGTGCCCCATTAAAATTAAATTGAGGATTATAATACATTCTGGCTGCGTATGGCCCGCTATAAACAATTTCTTCATACGGCTGGGCTAAATTTGCTGACGCACTACCCTTCAAAAACCCGCTTCTGAGCGGTACATACCCATCAAACATACCCACCAGTTGAGTAGCTATATAATGTTGTACTTTACCGCCTGGCTCTAAACCATGAGCTTGAAGAATATCCAGCGCAGGTTTCAAATCCAGAACAACTTTAATTTCTACGCTCATAATCATTTACCCGACACAGCAAAATGGTGTTGACGTTTAGCCCCAAATCTGTTATCCGCTACGTTAGTTATAGTAAAAACATTATTAGGACCAAATGTTTTTTCAATATCAGCTATTCTTTCAAAAATTTCTGTTACTGCTTGATTCACTATCCTATCGCCTTTTGTTAACGTCCAATATTTTTTTCGTTCTGTAGCGGCCAACTTCAAGAAAGTATGAGACTCTGAAAATTTGCGATCTTCAGCCATAGGGATTATTACCAACACCTTATCGTCAGTCATAACAGCACTTTCTCGACGATTTTGCATGCTGATGTTAACCCCATAACTGCTGGTCCAGAACACTCCTTCAAGAATTGATGCTTGAATAACAGGCACAGCCAATTCATTAATAACGATATTAAATACCGTCATGGTTGATTGTATCCGCTTTGGAAGCATTAGCAACCTCTCCAATAACATTCATTTTCTGAGAAAGTTCTGAAGCTCTTTGTTGCGCCTTAACAACAGTTTCAGCAGCGTTGATATACGTACCCGATACCGAATCAAACTGCTCAATCCCTTGAGCAAAAAACTCCGCAAAGGATTTAGTCAGGGTACTAATTCTGTTGTCTTCTAGCAGTTGAGTAGCTTCGTCTTCACTCAAGCACGCTTTCAAAAAATTCTCCATATCGTCGATACCGAAATTATTTGATTCTTGTTTGTTTTTCAAAATCGACAAAGCTTTTATAAATTTGTTATAGTCTTTACGGATATCCAAATCAAACGATATCTTTACATCATTAACAGTCATAGCTATACCCCCACGTACATGTAATTTATTGGTCTTACTAACCATCGTTGACAAATATTAACTATACTTTCTTGTTTATTGTCTGGCGATAAATTGTCAGGTATCTTATAGGTTGTTCGCCAAGTGGCTACAGCTTCGCTTACAATTACGCCTCTATCTTCAATAATAAACTTAGAAACTGCGTGAAAATAATCGATCAATTCCACACAGCAAAGTCGAATTTTGTCAGTTATCTCAATTTCAGATAATTCTGGTAACCTATCAAATGTCACATAATCCATAGACCGAGACGCTTGATGAGCTAATCTTTCAAAATCCGCTTCGTCTATTGCCCCTGAACCGTATTGTTCATAAAAACTGTAGTTGGCATAAATCATAACTACTGATCTCCTGTTTTTCTCCTGATCCTGTCTTGACTACTAGAAACTACTTTATAACCCTGAGCTTCATAATACTCCTGTCGCCTTGCGTCTACATTAATTTGACTTGTTCCTTTTGTCATAGTGATAGTAGCTTTCTTTTTAATCATTACTTTCCTCCTTGTATTCATCGCCACCAGCCCGCTCTGAAGTACGTCGTTTTTTGCGTTTAACTTCGGTATAGCCTTTAGCAATCAAACGATCTTTTGCCTCTTCAGTATCAGCGACTATCTGGCGATTGGACATTTGCATAACTATTTTCATGCGCTCAACCTCCAAGATTATATCTCATAAGATTATATGAATTTTTAAGCCCAAGCGGCGCTGGTGGCTGCGTTATTCCAAGTTCATCTGAATAGCGGTTGCTTTATTCTTTAAAACAAATACATCCTCATACGCTTCTTCATAATAAACCCATTTTCCTTCGCTACCTGCACTTGGAGCATCTAACTGAGCAAACGTATATTTCACAGGCGTTATAACAGCTAGAGGGTGGATCAACATCATATTAATCTGCTCCCAAGTAGTTCCTTTAACCCAACCCATGGTAAAATCATACACCGTTCCCATCAAATCCGGCGGAACTGTAACAATTTGCACAAGATCTATGGCGGTAACGTCTGTATGTATCACGCTACTGGAGTTCTTAGTCTCTGTTGCTTTAATAATTTCCTTGTTCATATTTATCATTCGACGTATTCTTGGCGTAACGTATAAAATACGACCTGTGTGAGGTACCCGCTGATTATCCATTTCAAGCATAAGATCGTTGAAAAGCTCAAGAACATTGGTTTCAGTAGGCACCGTAGTATTAACAATACCGCCCAACGCTACCCATTCCTGATAAATCTTACTTATAGTATAAGCGTCCATTTCAGGAAATTTCTGTTCTTCGTTGTACACTTGTGTTATATTAGCTATAGTTGTAGTAAAGTTCGTCTCATCTATGTCCATAGGATGAACAAGGGTAGACCATTTTCTAAAATTTACCAACGTATGCGGTGTCCAAGTGTTGTCGTAATTACGCTGCGCCAAACCTATAGTGTCCCTGTCCGCGTCGACGCGACCGCGGGTACTGATAGTTGGAATTTGTATGGTTTGAGCGCCTGTCCATCGATATCTGTTATTGTTAGGAGTTGCATACAACGCGCCAAAATTTAATACGTACGGCCACACCTGATCCAAGGCTTGTTGATAACTTGTTGCATAGTTCAAAGCAGCCATTTACTGCTCCTTTCCAAGCCGTGTTATAAACGGCTATTAGTTTTGTGGTTTCGGTCTTACACCCGTAAAGTTTAGTATAAACGGAGGCGGTACTGCCGGATTTTGTTGTCCGCCTGTGTCTACGGTTACTTGACGCGTGTCCTGTTTTTTATACTTACCTTCTGTTTCCGTCATAAAAGTAGTCAAAGCTTCATCAAATGTAATATTTTGGATAGCTGCCCGGTTAATAGCTTCGTACTGTACATAACCAATAAAAGCGTCATCTACTCCTGTTTTACGCACTGACTCAATCTGGTACAACTTAGTAAGTTCTGCCTGAAAATTTGCCGCCTGTTGTTGAGCTGCTGCTAAGGCATCAGCTGATTTTTGAGCTTCTGTTTTTTGCGACTCTTGCCAAGTTTTGAAAGCAGCCAGCTCGTCCTTAGACGGCATACCCTCAGTAGCTCGTTTAACTCGTTCGCCTATGAAAAAATCAAGTTCCTTCTGAGTAAAAGTCTTTTCTGGCGGTGACGACGGGGTTGTAGTTTGCTGCTGAGGCGGCGGCTTTGTTGTGGGGTGAGTTGGTGGCGTAGCTTGTTGGTATTGCCCCGCAGGTTGTTGCTGTCCTTCTGGTGTTGTCTGCGTTCCAGCACCAGGAGTAATTTGTTGCCCGGCTTGCGCCGTTGTTGCGGCAGTCTGCGTCGTCTGCCCATTAACCGCAGCAGGAGCCAAATTGGTTTCTCCTGTACCGTTGGTTGCATCCATTTTAAGATACCCTCCGTGATTTTATTAAAGCAACAGTCAACTGATCTATCTTATCCAGTATCTTCTGTTTCTTCTCCAAGTCTGTTAATGTCTTAACTTGATTTATCAAAATGTTAATTTCTCTGTTTCTTACAAATGATATAAACTCTGTCTTACAATTAGGACAAACAAAATACCCTTCCTGTATATAATCCTTTCCTTCTCCGATTTTACGAGTAAAAAACTCCACTACCGTAAAATTACAACCGCACTTATCACAATTAACTTTCATACCCTTGTCCTTTCTCTTTGTTCTATTAAACCTGCTGCTGCGCTAAAGTCTGTATATGTTCGGCTAAAAGACTTTAGTTTTGCCTTTTGCTCTGTAGTATCAATTCCTGCTGCGTCATACCCTATTATCTTGCGTTTAATCTCCCTCATGTTACGCTCCAATTGTCTTTGTTTTTGAGTAGCCTCGTATGTTGTAAAAGTTCTTCCTCCAAACTCGAATTCTTTATCTAGCTGGGAAAGTTGGTACTCGGTATAATACGGCATTTGTCCAAGAAATATACCCCATTTTGTATGCCTACAATTAGGTTCTTCCATACCGTCTCCAACTACTTCATCATATAGCGGATATTCTGATGTTACTGAATATATAGCATACTGTCTACCCTGCCATACCGCATGAGTTGGCCTAGCTCCAGAATGAGCTGAAACCTCCCAACCATCGCACCCTATTTCTTGAGCATTTAGCTCTGAAATAGTATTTGTGGTATTCTTTATTCCCGTAAGTAAAGCGCGGCGTACCGCAACATCTAAACTGTCGTTACGCGTGCTGTAAGATATAGTCTGAAGTCCCGCTTCAGTCAACTCATTAACAGCTCGTTTTATTGATGATTGATAATCACTGGCGCCGCTTGTTACTTCTATAAATGCTTTATTAAGTATGTCATGAAAAGTTACTTCTAGCGGATGTCCGGCCATACCGATCGATCCAGTCATATCCAAAAAACTACGCTCAAAATCTTTAACAGCGTACGCTATTATCTGAGCTTTAGCTGCGGACATTTGTAACGTTTGTCCTGCTACAGTTAACCTTGTCTCTCTATTAAAGCTTGTAACGTTAGCTCTTTGAAATATCTCTTCCACTTCTCTCAATGTAGCGTTATTGAATTCTGCTATTCGGTCTTGTATTTCGGTCATACTTGCGCCCATCTCCATTACTGCTTGTAGTTGATACTGGGCAGTCATAGTTAAATCAGCTTCACCGTACTGAGTTATTTGTTTAGCTATACGACGCGAAACATCAGTTATAACAAAATCCTCAAAATAA